GTGAGATATATCGGAATGGTCATCCCTCCACACGATCGTTCCATGATGGCGCGACGACCGTCCCGATCTTCCGCATGCTGGCCATCGCGCCATCATCGTCGTGATCCGGCCTCGCGACAGGTGATCATACGTATACATATGAGTTCAATCCGCGTATAACATTAATAATGATTGATCTACTAACATTGACCGTTGCGATTAATATATGATGGCATTTAATATCGGCCGAAATAGACCGGGGTAGGGGTGGGGCGACCCCGCAGAACGCGCGCGCTGAAGGGATCGCGTGTTAGAGCTGACGCGAGGAGGATTTAGGAATACTCGATAAATTATCGTAATGAGAAAACCGTGGTTTATCAATGGCAGGACCGCCGAAAAGTCGAGATAAATTGACAAAAACCAGGATATCAAGTAAGCACGACCCCATGCCATCAGCACCCGCCCGACGAGCCGCCCGATATGACACCAAAAAGCTCCAGAAAGCCACCGCGGCAGGGAGGCAACGGGCGTTAGTAAAAGACACCCCGCTGGTCATCGTTGACCGCGCCGAGGACGAGTTGGGGCCTGCGATGCGCGCCCTGACGGGCATGCAGCGCCGCTTCGTTCTGGCTTATTTCCACCTTGGCAAACGCGAGCCGGCCCTGACCGCCGCGGGGTGCGCCTCGCCGCCGGGCAGTGAGGCCCTGGGTGCCACTGCCTATCGCATCTGGCACAGCCCCAGGGTCCAGGCCGCCATCAAGGAGTTCGCGGACGGCCAGTTGGTGGCAGGCATCCCGGAAGCGGTTGGCGCCATCATAGAGGGGGTCAACGGCATCGGAAGCAAGGACGCGGTGGCCGCCGCTAAGGTGCTGCTGGACCGCACCATGCCGGTGGTGCAGCAGCACGAGGTAATCCACGTGCGGGAGGACCACACGTCGCTGCTGAAGGAAGTCCTGTCCCTGGCCAAGATGCTCGGGAAAGACCCCAAGGAGCTTCTTGGCGGCGGCATGGCCTTCATTGACGCCGATTACAAGGAAGTAGAGGCCGAACCTGAGCCAGAGCCGGACGGCACTGAGGGCCTGGAAGACTTACTATGACTGGGAATAGCAACGAAATTTCCGCCGACTGGTCTAAAGTGCCACTTGCGGACCTGAAAAAGCTCCGCGACGGGCTGAAAGCCACCGTAAAGCTGCAAAACAGCGGAAAGATGTTCGTTTTCGACCCTTATCCGTCGCAGCGGCGCTTCTGCAACCTCGGCCGGGAGATCAAGGAGGCCCTGTTGCGGGCCGGAAACCAGCGCGGGAAGACTATCACGGCGGCCTACAAGACCGCCTGCCACCTGACCGGCATCTATCCTGACTGGTGGGAAGGCGTCCGGTTCACCAAGGCCACACGCGGCTGGGTAGCCGGCGCTGGTGGTGTGCTGGTGCGGGATGGCCCCCAGGAGAAACTGTGCGGCCGGTCGCGCGGCGGCGAGGCGACGCTCGGAACCGGCATGATCCCCAGGGACCTGTTCGAAGGCAAGCCTTCCCTCGGCCACGGTGTCACCGGGCTGTATGACACCATTTTCGTCAAGCACGTTGCCGGCGGCATATCCTCGGCCACGTTCAAGAGCTACGACCAGGGAGTGGAGAAATTCCAGTCGGAACCGCTGGACTGGATATGGCTGGACGAAGAACCTCCCATGGACGTGTATGAGGAATGCGTGACACGCACCACGGCCACGCAAGGCGTCGTCTACGTGTCCCTGACGCCCCGGCGGGGCTGGACGCCACTTCTGAAGCGGTTCCTGCGCGAGAAGACGCCAAGCCGCGTCGATATCCACATGCTCCACGACGAGGCCAAGCACATCACGGCCGAGATGCACGCCGTCATGCTGCAATCCTGGCAGGCGCACGAGCGCGCGGCGCGGTCTGATGGCATCCCGACCCTCGGCAGCAATGCCGTCTTCGAGGACGTGGCCGAGGAAAGCCTGGCGGTGCCGCTGGTGCTGAACGGCGCCGACGTGCTCCACATGGGTAACGTGGTCCGCACCGAGCACTGGTATAAGCTCTGGGCGGTGGACTTCGGCATCGGGCACCCTTTCGCGGCGGTGCTCCTGGCCTGGGACAAAGATTATGACGTGATATATGTCCTGGGCGGTTTCCGCATGACTGGGGCGCTCCCCAAGGCCCATGCTGATCGGATGCGGTCGATTGCGGCCGGCGTGCGCGTGGCGTGGCCCCATGACGGAACCCAGCGGGACAAAGGCTCTGGAGAGCCATTGGCCGCGATTTACGGGCGCGAGAAGCTCCCCATGCTGCCGGATCACGCCACGTTCGCGGACGGCGGCTATTCGACCGAGGCCGGTATCATGGAGATGCTGGTGCGGATGCGGTCCGGCCGGTTCCAGGTCGCGGCCGGGTTCGGCGACTGGTGGGATGAATTCCGATCCTACTACCGGGAAGATGGCATTATCAAGAAGGTAGATGACGACCTTATGTCCGCCACTCGGATAGGCGTGATGCAGATCAGGTCCGCCCGCCAGGGCGCCATCGGCTACCGCCCCCAGAGCGCTATCGCCGCCGAGCGGACGCACTCTGTCATGCCTGCCGGCCACGACTACGACCTGTGGTCAGTTTGACAGGTCGGCGCTGGTAGGCTATCGTGGGGCCATCAGGAGGCCATTATGGCGAAAACTGGCATGATGAACGCCGCCCAGGACCTAGGCCTCGGTGACCAGCTTCAGGCGCAGGTTGACCAGGAGCTTGCCGCGCGCAAGAAAAAGAACCTGCTGACGGCCAACCAGGGCAGCGTCCTGGGTGCCGCGACGCAAGCCCTGTTCCCTCAGGGCATGCCGGGTGTCTAGCTTCGCCGACCTGGACCAGCGGACCCCGCGCGTCGTCAGTGAGGCCGAACAGGCCATAGTTGACGAGTGCATGCGCGAGTTCGGCCAACTCCAAATGTGGCGGAACACGACCGCAGCGCAGTGGGAAGAAATCGCGGAACTGATCGACCCGCCCTCACGCAACACCTTCATGGTGGGCAACTTCAACTGGCCCGGCCAGAAAAAGACCGACCGCCAGGTTGACGCCACTGGCATGATGGCGCTGGAGCGGTTCGCCGCCATCCTGGACAGTCTTCTGACACCGCGCAATATGTTCTGGCACGGACTGCGCGCCAGCAACAGCTACCTGATGAAACAGCGCGGCGTGCGGCTCTACTACGAGCAACTGACGCATATCCTGTTCAAGCACCGCTACAAGCCGGCATCCAACTTCGGCGCGAACAACCAGAACGTATGGAAGTCGCTCGGGGCCTATGGCACCGCCGGCATGTTCATTGATGCACTGGACATATCCGTCTACGGCACGCCCGGCCTGCGCTACAAGAACGTGCCCATCGGCGAGCTTTTCCTGCGCGAGAACCACCAAGGCGTGGTGGACGGTTTCTGCCGGTGGTTCAAGTTGAACGCCGAGCAAGCCTGGCAGAAGTGGGGCCATCTTGGCACCTTCCCCGAGGTGCTGATCCCGCCGCTGAAGGCCAACAGCCCTACCCTGTTCGACTTCCTGCACCGCGTCACGCCGAGGCAGAACCGGGACATGGAGCGACTGGACCACAAGGGCATGCCGTATGCCAGCTACTACGTCTCCCTGACCGGGCGCACGCTGCTGTCTGAGGGCGGCTACCGTTCGCTGCCGATCGCCGCCAGCCGCTACACCCAGACGCCATGGGAGATCAATGGCCGCGGTCCCGCCAGCTACGTGCTGCCGGCGCTGAAGACGCTTAACGCCATGAAGACCACCATGCTGAAGGTTGGGCATCAAACCGCCGACCCGGTGAAGTTCACCGCCGACGATGGCGTTGTTGATGCTAATTTCCGGCCTGGCGCGCTGAACAAGGGCGGCGTCAATTCGGACGGCAAGCTGCTGATCCAGCCTTTCCCGGTCGGTAACATTCAGATCACCAAGGAGATGATGGCGGAAGAGACGGGCCTGATCAACGATGCCTTTCTCGTCTCTCTGTTCCAACTGGCCCTTGATACCGCCAGCATGCCGCAGATGACCGCGACACAGGTCATCGAGCGCACCAACGAAAAGGGCATCCTTTTAGCCCCGAATGTTGGGCGCCAGGACAGCGAATACCTTGGCGTTGCTATTCCGCGTGAACTGGACGTGCTGGCGCAGCAAGGCTTGCTGCCACCGATGCCGCCCGTGCTGCGCGAGGCCAAGGGCGAATATGAGGTGGTGTTCACCAGCCCCCTGGCCCGCGCCATGCGCGCGCAGGAAGCGGCCGGGTTCATGCGCACCCTGGAGGGCGTCAAGGAACTGGTGTCCATTACGCAGGACATGAGCCTGCTTGACCCGTTCGACTTCGACAAGGCTATTCCCGCCATCGCGGATATCCAGTCGGTGCCCGAGAGTTGGATGGCCTCGCCGCAGGCAATCCAGCAGAAGCGCCAGGCTCGCGCGCAGCAGCAGCAGCGCCAAGAGGCAATCCAGGCGGCGCCGGCGCAAGCGGCTATTATGAAAGCGCAGGCGGTGCAGGCGAAGAACGGCATGGGTCAGCAGCAGGCGCAGCAGCCCGTGCAAGGTGCCCAGGGTCCGGCCGCGGGCGGGCCACCGCTCGCACAGCAGTTGGGGCAGTGATGCCGGACGACATGTCGCAGTGGTTCCGGGGATTGGCACAGATGAAGGCGCGAAAGCGTGCCTACATCCAGGCTAAGATCCAACCCGCCGTGCAGGAGGTGCTGATCGATCTGGCGACCTTCTGTCGGGCAAATGAAAGCACCTTCCATGAGGACGCCCGCAAGGCGGCCATGCTGGACGGACGCCGCGAGGTGTGGCTCCGTATCCAGAACCATCTTCACCTGACCGCGGAGGAACTGATGGCGTTATACGCCGGCCGTGGCTTCACCGTAACGGAGGAACAGAAATGAGCGAAACGCAGGCCCCAGCACCAACGCCAGCGCCAAACCCGTCCCCCTGGTATCAGGGCGTGACCGGGATTGACAGTGAGTTGATCGGCCACATGCAGAACAAGGGCTGGCACAACCTAGGGCCGGCCGAAGCCGCCACCGCCGCCGCCCGCGCGCACCGCGAGGCCGAGCGCACGATGGGCATGCGCCATGACCACGACGTTCTGATGGTCCCCAAGGACCCGACCAAGGGCGACATGACCCCAGTGTGGGAGCGCCTTGGAAAGCCGAAGGCGGCAACCGATTATGACTTCGCCGACGTGAGGTTCAAGGACGGCACCGCCCTTGACGACGCCTTTGTGACCTTCATGCGGGACCGGGCGTTTGCCTCCAACCTGCCGAAGAACGCCGCCGCGGACATGGCGCGCGGGCTGGTGCAGTTCATGGAAGGGCAGACCGCGGCGGAGACCCAGACCGCGACCGAAGCCCTGGCCGTGGAGAAGACGACCCTCGCCAAGAATTGGGGCGCCAATGCCGCGGCCAACATGCTGGTGGCCCAGAACGCGGCGCGCGCCCTTGGCCTGGACCCCGAGGCGGTTAACGCCCTGGAAAGCCAGGTCGGATATGCTAAGGTCATGGAGATGTTTCGGTCGATCGGCACCCGCATCGGCGAGGACAAGTTCATCTCGGGCGGCAATCAGCCGAATGGGGTCATGTCGCGCGACCAGGCCGCCGCCCGCCGGGCGGAGCTTAAGGCGGATGCCGGGTTCGTGACCCGCTATCTGGCTGGTGACCAGGCTGCCCGACGCGAGATGGCGGCCATTGACACCATAATGGCTGGGTGATAGTCTCCTGGGGATCACGTAGTTTCCCTTCTGTCAACCTTTCCCTAGGCGGCAGTAACCGCCTCGGGACTTTCTTGGGGCCGCCATGTTCTTGGTAACCTACCGCGACGGCAGAACAGACACCTTCCAGGGCAACACCTACCAGATTGATGGCTCCCTGTTGGAGTTCTATTGCGGGACGGGTGACATAGTGGCGTCTACGCGCGACTGGCGCACCGTGCGCGCCATTGACGACGCTGAAGACGGCACGGGGGAGCCGACCGAAGTCCAGAATGAGCCGGTTCGGCTGAAGGTGGTCAATGGCTAAGCACTGGATACAAGGCGCCGTGAAGCACCCCGGCGCCGAGAAGGCCGCTGCCAAGCGCGCCGGGGAAAGCACCCACAACTACATGGAAGAACACAAGGGCGACAGTGGCACGGCGGGCAAGCGCGCCCGGCTCGGCCTCGCTCTGTCACGGATGGCGAAAAAGAAGTAGCCTGTTACGGAGGGAACGTGACCCAGATACTCGCGGCGACGCCGGCCTATGGTGGCCACCTGACGATCCCATATCATCGCAGTTTCGTGGCCATGACGGTGGACTGCGGCAAGCGCGGCATCTCCATCGCCACCATGATAACGCACAGCGGCTTCGTCAGCCGGGCGCGAAACTCCGCGGCAGCGACGGTCATCGCCCGGCCTGAGTTCACCCACTTGCTGACGATCGACGCGGACATGGGGTGGCCAACCACGCTGCTGCCGCGCCTGCTGGAAGCCGACAAGGATATCGTTGGCGCCACCTATCCCCGCCGCGCTCTGACCGACCGACCGCAGTTCATCGCCGGTATTGAGGAAGGCGCGGAGGTGGTGGACGGCTTCGCCAAGGCGCTCTACGTCGGCTGCGGCTTTATGCTGGTGAAGCGCGAAACGCTCGTAACCCTGGCCATGGCGTATCCTGCCCGTCAGCATGCCGATGACACGCTGAAAATTCCAGTCTTTGACCTGTTCCCATCTGGCGCTATGGGCGGCGTCTGTGTCACCGATGACGTAGGGTTCTGCCGCCTGGCGCGATCGGCTGGGTTTGAGGTGTGGGCGGACCTTACCACTTCCCTGTCCCACACCGGCCCGGTGACGTTCGAAGTAGGCCCGATGACCGACTACCTGGAGGGGCTTACATGAGCGAGTTTATGGACCAGTTCCTTACTATGTTGGTGGCCCTGCGCAGCCACCCACCGGAGTATGTGGAGGTAATCGCGGGAACCTGCCCCTTCTTTATTCCGGCCAAGGAGCAACCTCTGGTCCGGGTTAAGTTCGGGGCTTGACAGCCTAGCGGCTATCGTGCATGATGGCCACGCAGCCCCGGTTAGGCTCGGAACCGCGTCGTAAGGGCAAGAGTTCTGAACCTATTCCGGGGCCTCCACCCCCATAACGCCCCTGGCGCGTGGGTGGTCTGCCCCCGTGAGGACAAGGCACCGTTGCAATCTAACAGCAAGGTGCCGTCATGGCTGGCTCTGTCGATAATGGTCTCGTCCCCCTCTACACCGTGCAATACACCACGGCCCTGGAACTGCTTCTTCAGCAGATGGGCAGCAAGCTGCGCGGTCGGGTGCGGGAAGGCTTCCACGTCGGCAAGATGGCCTCGCCGATCAACCAGGTTGGCGCCATCGCGCTTAAGGCACCGGCCGGCCGCTTCACGCCGAAGACGCGCACGGATGCCGAGTTCGTCCGACGCTGGGTGATGCCGCAAGAGGGCAGTATCGATCAGCTTATCGACAGCTTCGACGAGCTACAGACCATCGTTGACCCCAAGTCCTCCTACGTTCAGAACGCCGGCAACTCGGTGGGCCGCGGCTGGGATGATGCGATTATCGCCGCCGCGGCCGGTTCGGCCACGCTGGGCACCGACGCCGGCAGCCTGACGACTGAAACCTTCAACACGACCAACTTCCAAATCGCGGCCACATTCGGTTCCGGCGGCACCGCCAGCGGCATGAGCGTGGCGAAGCTGCTGGAAGCCCGGCGCATCTTCCTGCACTACGAAAACGACCTGGACGCAGACGATGTAACGGTCCTGGTCGGCAGCAAGCAGGACAGCGACCTGCTTTCGCTCGCGCAGGTGGTCAGCACGGACTTCGTGGAGAAACCCGTGCTGGTGGACGGCAAGGTGAGCCGGTTCCTTGGGATGAACTTTGTCCACACAGAGCGGCTTCCGTTCAGTGTCGGTGGCGCCAACACGCGCGGCGTGCTCGCGTTCGTCAAGAGCGGCATGTATCTGGGCATGTGGAAGGAACTGACCAACCGCGTCAGCATCCGCAACGACCTGGAAGGCGAGCCGTGGGACCTCTACACCTCCACCATGTATGGCGCCACGCGGATGCAGCCGGGCAAGGTGCTTCAAATCCTCTGCGCCGACAGCACCGGCGGCAGCATCACGCCGTAATCGCGGCCATCAGGAGAACCTTCAATGACCGCCGAGAACCTTGACAGCAACGCCCTGGTGAACCTGGACGCCCAGCCCATCGTCATGCCCACGGCGGGCGAGGGCGGATACGGCTACCGACAGAACCAACAGGACTACGTGACCCACACCACCTCCTTTGGCTCTGCCGCGGGCAACTCCAGCCGGCAGAGCCGGTTCCCGGTGGCCGCCAAGGTCAAGTCCGTGTGGATGTATACCTACGGCCTGGACAGTTCCAGCGCCCAGACCATGACGCTGGACGTGAACGTGGCCTTCAGCGACAGCGCTTTCGACGGCACCAACGCGCAGGCGCAGGCACAAATCCCGCTGGTGGCGCTCACTGGCGGTCTGGTGTCCCTCGCCACCTACACCGGCGCGAACAAGCTCTTCGGCTCGGCCCTGACCGTCGCGGCCAGCGGCGCCGTCCAGTATGAGGAAGTCACCTGGAAAGGCGCCAGCGAAATCTACAATCCGGCACTGGCCCAGGAGCCAATGTGGGCGGTGCTGGGCGGCACGGGCACCGCGACAGCGGCCCCGTTTAATGCCGGCGGTGGCTTCGCCCAGAACGCGAACGGCGTCATCACGTCGCCGGGTGGTTTCTTCGATCTGCTGGTGGTGACGGCTCACACATCCACCGTTGACGCAACCGGGACGATCGGCACGGAAGTCGATTTCGTCCTGTAACCCGTCCCGCCCCGAGGCACCGGAACCCTCCCCGAACCCTCCCTCGGGCAAGGACCTGTAGCCTCGGGGGTCTGGGCGACTGGAGGTGTCCGCATGACGACTTATTACCTGTCCAGTTCCCAGGGTAAGACTGGCGCTAGCGCCGGAAATTCTTCGGGCATCACAGAGGGCACGTCCAGCCCGACTGCCGACGTGATCGTGTCATTCCCGACCGCAACGGCAGTTTCCCGCGATGCGGTGATCCGCATCCTGCGTGGCATTGTAACCTATCTGCTTACGGACGCGGCGAACCCCGCCGGCACCACCATCCCGTTCCTACGCTGATCCGGCCATGAGCCTGGTTTCCATAGCCGTCACGCTCGGCGCGCCGGACACGGCCGGCCTGGTGCCGATCACGACCAGCGACCTGGCCGCCGAGATCGCGCAGGCGGTGACGGACACCACGTCCCTGGCCGCGGCCATATCGACGGCGCAGACCGCAGTGTCGGCGTCAGAGACGTCAACCACGACGGTGCAGACCGATATCGGCGTCGCCAGCACAGCGGTTGCCACGGCGGTGACCGCGGCGGCCACCGTCAGCACAGATCTGGCTACCGTGTTGACGGCGCTTGGCACCTTTGCCACGGCGGTTATCGCCATCACGGGCGACACCTACGTCAGCAACCAATTCGTGTTTGGCGGCAGCACTGGCCTGACGCACGCCCAGGTGGCGACCGAGTTCGCGCTGCTGAATACCGCCATCACGGACATTCTGACGGCGCAGACCGCAGCCACCACAGCCAACACGAACGTGACGACCGTCAGCACCGATATTGCCACATGCACCACCGACGCCGCGACGGCGGTCACGAGCGCCACGACGGCCAACACGGACACCACGGCGCTGTCCACCTCCACCGTTGCCGCCGACCACACCGCAGCCCAGGCCATCATATCGGCGGCGAACGTCTTTCTTCAGACGGATAGCACCGTCGTGACCAACATTGCGGGCCTCAATGGCGCCTTGGTGGCAGCCTTGACCTTTGCCCGCGACGATGGCATTCTGCCAGTCTAACAGGAGCGCCTAGATGACCACCTATTGGCTATCGGACACGATCGGCAATGCGGAGCGCATCATCGACGGCGACATGGCCGTTGCGACCAGCGACCCGGCCGCCGATTTCGCTTTCGAGTGGCTGTCCACGCATGCACCAAACCGCCGGCAGGCTGTCCTGTTTCTGAAGAAGTGCATCCTCTATATCGAGAATGGCGGCATCGGCACGGCTGGCGGCCAGGGGACGGATATCCCGCTGCCGCCATGAACGTCACCGAGAGCGTTGACTTCCAGGACTTCACGACCACTCAGGGTCCGTTCACTCTGCGCGGTGGCATATACACGTTCACCGTCGTTAACGGCGCCTGGAACAGCGCATCCTTGTCGCTCAATGCCCTTGGCCCGGACGGCACCACCTACGCGGAGACTTCCAACGTTGCCGGCACCGGAGCGTCCCTGTCCGCCAATGGCATGGTGTGCGGTATCTACCTGCCGCCTGGCCAATACGAGATGGTTGCCAGCAGCACCCCGACTGACGGCTGGTATGCGGTAGTCGCCTCCGTTCCGACTTAGGGAGGCATGCATGGGCTTTAAGACGCCCGAGGATATCGCCAACCGAGCCTTGCAGCACTGCGGCGCGAGCCTGATCGTCACCTTGCAGGATGACGATAAGGGTGCCCAGCAAATTGCGCAGTGCTATGATGGACTGCGCCGGGCCGAGCTCCGCCGTAACGTGTGGACTTTCGCGGTGAAGAAGGCAGTTCTTTACCCTCTCAATACGTCTCTGACGAACCTGCCGATCGGCACTGCCACTGCTTCGCCCACGACACCGGCCACGCTAACGCAAAGCCTGCCGACGCTGAAGCTTATCGCGCAGCCGTGGAGCGCCGCTCAGGTATATCCGTTCGGCAGAGTGGTGTCATATGGTGGCAGCGTGTGGCTGTCCACTGCGACCACCAGCGCGAACCAGCAGCCGGGCCTCGACGCCAGCACGAATTGGGATACCTACTTCGGATCCAAGGTCGTGGTGCCATATGACCCCACCGTAGCCTACTACTTCGGCGATCTGGTCTACGTTGCGGATGGCCCCGCGACGCTGGTGTTTTCGTCCCTGGAGAACAGCAACGGCAGCACCAACAATGCAGCCACCGGAACGGTATCTAACAACCCGCTGAACCCGGCAACGTGGTCCAGCGCGGTAACCTACGGCGTCGGCTCCGTCGTGTTGGACGCAGCCGGCTTCGCATGGTATAGCCGCATCAGCAACAATGTGAACCTTCAGCCGGGTGTCTACGGCGCGTGGTCGTCGGCGCCAACCTATGTGACTGGGGCGTTGGTGATCGCCACCGATGGGCTGCTGTATCAGGCAGCGACCGGCGGCAACAACCAGAACCCCGCCAATGGTGCCAGCCCGTCCTACTGGACTGCGCTAGGAGCCCCCGGTTCCTGGCCGATGTGGAACACGAACACGACCTACGCCAAGGCCGCGGTCGTGATGGGCAGCGACGGTATGCTCTACCAGGCGGTGCAGGCCGCCAACACGGGCCACCAGCCGGTCGGTGCCGCCTACAACCCGAATACCCCGGCTACCAACTGGTGGGTGCCGCTCGGCCAGCAGGCGTCGTGGGTGGCCAACTTCAACGCTCCTGTGACCAACGCGTCGTGGTTGAACCAATACGCGACCCTGGACATGGTGAACATTGCCTATCCGATCGGCGCCGGCCCGTCGCAGCAGGAGTTCACCAAGAACGTATTCATGCTACCGCACGGCTATCTACGGCAGGCTCCGCAAGACCCTAAGCGCGGTAGCATGTCCTTCCTCGGCGCCCCAAGCGGCATGCAATACAGCGATTGGGAGCTTGATGGCGACTGCATCATCTCGCAGCAGGCGTATCCCATCATTCTGCGCTTCGTGGCTGACGTGACCCAGGTGTCCAAGATGGATGACATGTTCTGCGAAGGGCTTGGCGCTCGCGTCGCAATGGAGGTGTGCGAGACGTTGACCCAGAGCGGCAGCAAGCTGGGCGCGATCGGCGCCGTCTACAAGAAGTTCATGGACGATGCGCGCACCGTCAACGGCATTGAACAGGGAGCGACCGAACCCCCCGTAGACGACTGGATCGCTTGCCGGGTGTAGCCATGCCCGACGCCTCTCTTCTGCAAGCGTCCTTCCTTGGTGGAGAATGGTCTCCATTCGCGCAGGGCCGCGTCGATCATCCGCAGTATCGCTCGGCCATGTCAACCTGCCTAAATGCAATGCCGGTGGAGGAAGGCGCCTGCCCGCGCCGGCCCGGCTTCAACTTCATCTGCACCACTCGCAACGGGGCGGTTGGCCGCGTGCTGGACTTCAACGTCACCGACCAGGCGGCGTTCCGCGTGGAACTTACTGCCGGCCACCTGCGCATGTTGTGCGGGTCCGGCGGCGTGTGGGGCCTCGTCTATGATAGCTCGGCATCGGTTGTAAGCGTTTCGCTGGACAACCCGGCCATCGTTACAGTTGCCGGTGCCACCACCTGGCAATCGGAGGACCAAGTCCAATTCTTGTTCCAGAGCGGAACCGTTCAGAGTGGCGCCATATTGCGCAACCGGCAATTTGGCATATCGGTATTGAACGCGTCGCAGGTATCCCTATACGATCCTGCTACGGGAGATGGGGTTGACGGGGCTGCGGTTAACTGGGACCCGGCCACCGTAGCAACGGTTGGTCATATCCTGGACCTTCCGACACTCTACGCCGAGGCGGACTTGCAGAAGGTTCGGCTGGTCGTCGCGGCCACGCCGGGCGTCTCCGCAACTGGCCTGGGGCTGCTGCTGCACAATGGCTACGCGCCGCAGACCCTGGCCCTGACACTGGACGCTACTGGCCCCAACTTCTCTGCCGTCACCCTTACCGCGCAGCAGTTCGAGGATGGCCCCTATCTTGACGCGGTGCCAAATTCACAGATGACGCCGAGCGGCAGCGGAGCGGACTACCTCGCCCTGTTCACACCCTGGGGCAATACCTACAATGACACGCCAAATTGGGGAAACACTGCCGGGCAGTTGGTAACCTGGGGCGGCTACAACTTCGTCTGCATCCAATCGCACGGCAGCCTCGGTGCCGACTTCAACTATTGGTTTTCCACGTTCCCCACGTCCAGCGACTACTACACGCTGGTTACGGCGACTGCACCGTTCTCCGCATACAACGCTGATACGGCCTATGTTGTTGGCGACGTGGCTACTTACAGCAGTCTGACCTATGTGTGCATACAGAACGGCACCGGAGAAGAACCCGACACGGCCACGACCTACTGGACATCGGTAGTCCTGGCGTCGTCTGGCTTGGGCGGCACGGTGAGCCTGCAACTGTCCTACCTGGAGTGGGGCAGCACCACCAGCTATTCCATTGGGAGCTTCGTCAGTTATGGCGGGTTCGCATACCAGTCCCTGGCCGCTGTGAACTACGGCCAGGAGCCTGACGTTTCCCCGTCCTACTGGACTGCGATCAATGACGGCGGCGCAGTCGGGCCGCAAGGGTTCACCACCGCCAACATCGGGCAGTTGGTGCGCCTGCTGTCCCAGCCTGCCGCGTGGGCTGCCGGCACAGGCTATTCAGCCGGCGAGACGGTAACCTACAACGCCGCCTACTACGTGGCGCAGGCCAGCACTACTGGCAACGAACCGGACACCAGCCTGACGGACTGGCTGCCGACCACAAGCCTGTCCACCGCCAGTTGGTTCTACGCGCAGATCATCACCGTCGTAAACGACAACAACATCGTCGTGAACATGCTGGACGGCGACCTGTTGAACTCCAACCCGATCACGACCTGGCAGCTTGGTGCCTATGGCGGGGCAGTCGGATACCCCGGCAACGGCTGCTACTATGAGGGCCGCTTGTGGTTGGGCGGCGCGTTGCCGAACCGGCTGGACAGCAGCAACAGTAATGACTTCTTCAACTTCGCGCCGACCGGGCCGGACGGCACCGTGGGCGACGCGAACTCCGTCAGTGCAATTTTCAACAGCAACGACCAGAACGCCATATATTGGGTGGAGCCGTGTTCCTCGGGGCTGGTGTGTGGCACGAAGGATGGGGAGTGGCTGGTGCAGGCCAGCACCTTGAACGATCCGATCACGCCGACCAGCATACAGGTCCACCGCTACACCAAGATCGGCGACGCCGACGTGCTGCCCTGCCACACGCCCCTGACACTGGTGTTCGTCCACAAGTATGGCCGCATGCTATTCGAATATTTCCCCGATGTGTTTTCGGGCCGAATGACGGCGCCGGTCCTGAACAGCTTCAGCAAGCACCTGACCGTTGGTGGTGTGCAGGAGATCGCCTACCAGTCGGAGATGGCTCCGGTTGTGTGGGGCCGCACAGGCGACGGTGCGCTGATCGGCTGGACCTACCGCCGCGTGAGCCAGTTCAGCACTGAGGAGCCGAAGTTTGTTGGTGCGCACCGGCATACGCTCGGGTCGGGCCGGCTCGTGGAGAGCCTGTGCGTCGGCGCCGACGCGAGCCTGACGCTGGATACCTTGACGATCGTCAGCAACGACCCGGCCACGAACATCCGCCATATTGAGGTGATGACGCCGCTTATGGACCCGAGCGACCCGGTAACGTCGTCATGGTTCGTGGACGATGCTGTATCACCTAGCGGTATACAGGTGACGACGCAAAGTGGTGTGGCCGGGGTCATGCTCTACGGCTTGTGGCACCTGAACGGCCAGACCGTGAGCGCCGTGCTTGGCGGCTTCGACTGCGGTGATATCCTGGTAACAAACGGAGCCATGTTCGTGCCGTTCGGCGCGGACCCGGCCGGGCTGGTGACCCAGACGACGCTACAGTCTTTCAGCACCGGCACGTGGGGCAGCCTGGGCACCACCATGGGGATCGCCACCTACAGCGGTGCGGCGCCCACAACCGAACAGGATACGATCCAAATGTGGACGTTCCCTGTGCGTAACTTTGCGGGCGTGGACGGCAGCACCTTGATAGTGGATTGGGCGAACAACCGCGCCTTTGCCGCCTCTCAGGACAATGGGTTCCGCACCTTCAGCGTGACCGGCGCGGCCGAGACATCGGAAGCAAATTTCGTGAATGTTGGGGGCGACGTTGTTCCCCAACCGTTGAACAGTTCCCAAGCCTGGACGTATGGCCTGGACGGGTATATTTACGCCCAATACACGGGGGGATATGCCAAGATCGATCCGGGTTCCTGGACAACGATAACGACCTTTGGAACGGACGAGGACACCTACACCCCAAACGCGGCCTTCATCCCGCCGAGCTCTTCCCTGGCCACGGTGAGGGCTGGGGCCAATTACCTGGTATGTGGATACAGTCGCGGGTCTGACCCCGTGTCATGTGGTATCACGGTCATTGACACCGATACCATGGCCTGGGTTATCGGGAGCGCGTTCACCGGAACGCACGCCCCCACCGCGCGCGTGCTGTCAATGGTGACCGTCACCCAGGGATCAGCCGGCGGCCTGGTTATTTCGATGGACACCCCATACGGGGTGATTACCGATCAACTGACGTTCTACTCCACGGCCATCACAGCCGCGGGCGCGGTCACAACTCAAACGATAGGGAATATCCCCCTCGCCTCGATTGATCCACAATGGGTTGAGGTTTCCGCCACGGTTGGCCCCTTCGTTGACACGACCGACAACAACCTTATCGTCGGGGTGACCAACGGGGCCGCGGGTGCAGTGCACCCGTGCTATTTGATGAAGGTCAATACCGCGAATGCCAGCATCATCTGGAAGACGGCTGTGGCCGAGCTTCCCGCGAGTTTCGTCGGTGTGCAATACAGCCGCGTGCAGAGCGAGCTTTACGCCTACGTGGGCGACACGACGGTGTATATCTGGAACCTCGGGACTGGCACCTTTGAAACTGCTGCTTGCAACCGGGACGGCAACCACGCCGACGCCCAGGTGTCAGACGCTACTACCGGGACCATCATCCTATATGGTGGCTACACGAGCGAAACCGGCAGGCCCGCGCAGGCGCCGGGATCGCCGACCAGCTTCACGGACCACTTCGCCACCTTGACCGTAGGCACGTTCGCGCCGGCCGCCGGGAGTGTCGTCACCACCAGCAGTTCAACGCTTCCGGGCGTCGTAGGCTTCACCTACACCACGCAAGGGCAGCCGGTGCGCCCAGCGCTCCCACAAGAGGCCGGCGCGGCCAACGGCCCGGCGCAGGGCAAAACCAGGCGCAGCCACATGATGAACTGCCTCCTGGCCGGGGCGGTCTACGGGACCTTGTTCTTCGGCACCGTGTTTACGAAGCTGCGCGGCGCCTACTTCAAGTCCGCAGGCGGTATCCCGGTGCCTACCACGACCTTGTATTCAGGGGTCTATTGGTCTACCTTGGAGGACGACTACAGCTTTGAGGGTGCGCCATGCTGGCAGATCAGCCGTCCTTTGCCAGCCCATGTGGTTTCCCTCGGGGCGTTCCTGAACACCCAGGATCGTTAAATGTCAGGTAGCTTGCCACCGAGCGTCAACTACGGCCTGATCGGCTCAGGCCTTCAGGGCATCGGCGGGGCCGCAAGCGACCTGTTCAGCGCCGCCGGGTCTGAAGCCGCCGCATCGTCCTACGGCCAAGCGGCTACCTTGGAAGGGCAGAACGCCACCATAGCCAAGGCGTCAGGCGCCATACAACTTGCCCAGCAGCAGCGCGCCCTCTACCAGTCCGAAAGCTCCACGACGGCGGCAGCCGGCGGCGCGGGCCTGTCATCGGGAGGCAGCATCGGCAGCGTGCTGCGCAGCAGCGCCCAGCAAGGCGCCCTGGCAGGAGCGCTGATCGGCGCCCAGACGGACATCGCGGTCACCGGCTACGAAGCCCAGCAGACAGCCTACCAAGGCCAGCAGCAGCAGGAGCAAGCTGCTGCGACGGCAGCGACGGCCGGCGGCATCATGAGTGGCCTGGGCGGCGCGGCCTCACTGTTCGGCGCCTTCGCATCGTTCCTCTGAGGGGTCCATGCCAAACATCCCGCAATATCAGGTATCGCCGAACGCTGCGGCCATCCGCCCGAGCGAGGAAGGGCCGAGTGCCTTTGAGCGTGTCGGTCGCACTGAACTCATGGCTGGGGAGCTATCCGGCCGGGCAATCGGCGGCGGGATCAGTGAACTCGGCCGGGCTACGGCACAGATCGGCGACGCCTACCAATCCCTTCAGACGCAACAGGACATGGTGAACGGCGCACACAAGGCGTCGCAGCTTGCAATCCAGGCCGCCACCGATCTTCCCAAGGTGCTGGCGAACAGCGACGACCCTGTAGGCGCCTTCAAGAACTACATGGAGAACACCTACGAACCGGCCCGGCAGTCCATCATGGATGGCATGCGGACGGCCAAAGGCCAAGCCGCCATGTCCGAGCACCTGGACAGCACGGAGGTGGCACTCACGACGCATGGCATTGCCGAGGCCATGTCGGTGGCTGGCACGCAGGCGATGGCGAAGACAGAAGCGACCACAAACAACCTGGCTATGGCGGCCTACCAGAACCCCTACAATGCTGCCGCCTACGCCGACCAAATCACCAGCGGGTTTAACGCGGTAAAGAGCACCTTGACGCCGCAGCAGCAGGCCGCTTTGCCGGTGCATATTCAGGAGGAGCGACAGAAGGTCTTCTTAGCCGCCGGCCAGAAACTCATAGACACGAACCCGAGCGTGTTCAAGCAGCAGTTGGCAAAAGGCTGGGGCGCGGGCGATTTGTCCGCGGAGGGTATACGAACTCTGGACAACGCCGCGGACTATAAGATACGCGAGCAACACACGGAAGCGCGCGAGGCTTCCGAGGACCGCGCCGACGACTACATGGGGCAGATCGCGTTGGCGTTGCAGACCGGCGACACGGCAGCCCTGGCCAAGATATCGGGGCAGGCAGCGAATGACCCCAGCCTGCGTGGGGGCGCCCGCGCTCGCACGCAAATCTTCGCCATCTCGGCGGCCGATCGCGTGTTGAACGGCACCAACGTGCCCGAAAACCAGAAGGTCTATTCTCTGCTGCATGATCAGGCGTTGGATCAAACGGTGCCGGACGAAACCTACAAGGACGGTGTAACTGCCCAGGTCAAGGGTGGGCAGATCAGCGCGCAGAGCGGTGCCTTCCTGATCGGGCTGCATAATGAGACCGTGAGCAAAGACGCCGGCATGCAGGCGATAACCAGCGACCGGCGCGGCGCCTATGCCAGCATAGCAACCATGGCGCGCACCAACACATTCGGGATCGCGCCTAAGCTGCCCCAGGTCGAAGCGCAGAACGATGCGGTGAAGAACTTGCAGGCAGACGAGCAAGCGCAGCGGGCCAAGGGCCTCCCGGTCGCAGACGTTTACGACAAGAGCAAGCCCGCCTTCTGGGGCAACCAGCCGTGGGCTGTGCAACTGAAGGCTCAATATGACAAGGGCAACCTGGATACTGGCGACACTAGCACGCCCCTGACCGGGGCGGCGCCGGCCGCCGGAACACCGTCCGGGGCTGATGCGGCGAAGCGTGTCTTTGGGGTGCAATAATGTCGGGATCAAACGACACTGAAGTTGCCCTCGGTCGCGGGATTGATCGACCCCCCGCGCTGGTGCAAGGGTCCTACCTCACGACGAAGTCCGCCGAGGCGCGCGCGGCCGGCGCAAGTTGGGACGATATCCACGCCGCGGTCAACGCGAAGTGGGATCAGGCGCGCGCGGCTGGCGCCAGCGATGCGGACATTGAGAAGGTGCTCGGCTTCCAGAACCCACAGCCAATTGACGACCGTATCCGGGATCACGTCGCATCAGCGTTGAATTCGGTCGCGCCTCCGACGCAGGTTGACGGCGTATGGGGCGGCTTCCGGGCCGGCGCCGAGGCCAGCGTTACGGGCCTCCTGGCCGGCGGCCTGCCGCATGAGGAGCTGGTTCCAGGAGCGGGCTTCATGGCGCGCACCGCATCGGCCCTTGGCCAAGGGGCTGGCGATCTGCCGGCCATGGTGCCAGGCATTATAGCCAGATCGCCGACTACGGCTATGGCGCTGCCGACTGCAATCAAGAGCGTCGTCACGGATGCTTACGAAAATGGTATGTATAAGTCGCCGGGTGACGCGGCCAGCCGCATCGCCAACATCGCGTGGGAGACGGTCAAGAGTGCGGCCGAGGGGAAAGCCATGGGCCTGGCCGGCGGCGTGGCGGCAGCCAGGCTTAGCAAATTCGGCGATGTAGCATCGGCGGCCGGCGCGGTCGGTGGCAGCACGGCAGGACTGACGGCGGCGCAGGCCGCGTTGGAAGGGCATCTTCCGACGCCGCAAAACCTACTGGACAACGCGATGCAGGTTGGCCTGTTCCACGCTGGCAGCATGGGCGTGGAGCGCGCGCCGACGATCATGCGCAACATGATGGACCGCTGGACAGCCACCAACGACACCCCCGCGCAGACCGCCCAGGAAGCCGCTACAGACCCGCACCTCTACGGCCAACTGATGCTGCCGCCCGAGGGCGCGCCGGCCCCCGGCAGCAGCATGACGCCGACCGGAGAAGCAGGCGAAAGCCTGGTGGTGTCACGGCCTCACGGCGCATTTGACGACGCCGTGGGAGACCCGCTGAAGACCAGTGAGCCGGGCATGCGTTATGGCATCTCGGCCAAGAACAACCCCGACATTGACCTATCCAGCCTGACACCAGACAGCGCGGCCAACATCCTGCACGAGAAGTATTGGGGGCCGCTGGGGCTGGACGATGCGCCGCCGGCAATCGCCAAGGAAGTGTTGGGTGTCGCCGCGCGCGACGGTATCGAGGCCGGGCAAAAGGTGCTGGACCTGTTCACGGCCGCACCGGAAGCGCCAGCCGAGGGCGAGAAGCCGAGCACCGCGCTGGCGCTGCTGACGGAACAGGTTGGCCCCGAGGTCGCCAAGGCAATGCCCAACACGGTGGCGCTGCTGGACCGGCGTGGGGTGGGCGGAGAACCGCCGAAGCCACCGGCCATACCGGAGCGCCCCGCGGGTTCTGCTGAAGGGCCAGAGGGCGGCCCGACGCTGTGGGGTGATCCCTGGGCCAAGGCACGAGAGGCCATGGCCGAGGGCACCACCGAGCGCGTGCCAACTGAGACAACTGGCCAGGCGCTCTACCGGGAACTGTTCAACCGCAATGCGCCCGTGCTGCGCCTGTGGCGCGCGATCCGCGGCGGGGAGCCAATCCGCGCCGATGACAACGCGCTGCTTACCCTGCGCGACGAAGAGGGCAGCGGTAGCCGCGCGCAGTGGCGCATCCACAACAAACTGGCACCCATTCTGAAGACGGTCGCGCCGGACGAGTGGCACGACTTCGGCACCTACCTGGCTGCCTACCGCGCGCACGCCGAGCATGTGAACGGCGTGGAAAATCCTATGGACAAGGCTGCTGCCAGGCAGGTGCTTGACCAGGCGTCCATGAAGTATGGCACGAAGTTTTCCGACGCGCTGGAGAAGTTGCGCAGTTACCGCATGGATCTTATGACTTACATGCAGGACCGCGGGATGCTGTCCGCCGCCGACGTGGACTTGTTCACCAAGGAAGCTGCCTATGGTGTCCCTGGCTGGCGCGAGAGTGATCTGGCTCGCGTGCGCGCGCCTGGGTCGCAGGTGTTCAACCCGGTGCGCAAGGTGGCCAACGGGCAGGAGAAGTTCATCCATCCGGTCGAAGCCCTGATGCGCGACACCTTCACCCGTATGGCCTTGGCCGATCGCAACGCCACCAACCTTGCCTTGATGCGTAAGGCGGTGCCGGCCGGCGAAGCTACGGTGCGCAACGTGGAGACGAAGCCGGCCGAGATGCAGGAAGTGCAGCCGAACAAGACTGGCACGCCGAGTGAGCAAGAGGCGTGGATGACCGGCATTCCGACTTTCGAGATGGGGTCGGAGGAAGCCCTGGTGAAGATGTTCGGTGGCACGGTGAAGCCCGATGAAGTGCCGGTGTTCGACCAGGGCGTGCGCAAGCTCGTGGTGTTCAAGGACCCTGAAGTGGCACGCGTGCTGCGCCAGTATGATGAAAACGGCATGGGCAGGATCATGGAGATTGCGGCCAAGGCCACGAGTGCCTACCGCTGGCCGATCGTCCACAACCCGCTATTTGCACCCGTCATAACCGGGGGCGATCAACTGTTCTTCCAGATGTTCAAGCCGGGCGGCATGGTTGGCCGCAACAGCGCGCCGGCCAATCTTGTGGAGGGCCTGTTCCACTCCCTGTTGCCAACCGGCATGTGGCAGCGCGCGGTCGAAGCCGGTGTGGTGCAACACGCCTTCGCCAGCATGAGCCGGGATGACCTGGTGCGCTCTGTCGTGATGAACGAAGTCGGCACGCGATCGATGCCGCAGCGGGTGTGGAACCGGGTAACGTCGCCGCTGGAGTGGTGGACCACGCACATCATGAATGCCCCGTCCGTTGGCCGCTATGCGCGCGGCCTGCGCAATGAGGAGCCAGAACTGGAGGCGCGCGCTGCGGCCACCGAGGCGGTGTTCCACCGGCCCGGCTACGGCGGCGCTGTCAGCCGGCAGATTAACCGCAGCATGATCCCCTTCACAACCGCGTTCCTGAACGGGCTGGAGAAGGAAAAGCGGATGTTCCTGGGCGGTGAAGGCGAGACGGGCGAGAAGATGAACCCGGCGACGGCGTGGCTGAAGCTGGCCGCCGTCGTCACCGTCCCGGTGTTGGGTTCCTATTTCGCCTATCACGACAAGGAGTGGTATAAGGCGCTGCACCCAAGCGACAAGGACAACTACTTCATCCTGCGCACAGGCGGCGACGGGCCAGCCGGCATCACGCACAAGTTCTGGATACCGCCGGGTATCGCGTTCGTTGGAAGCGCCCTGCCACGACGCATCGCTGAACAACTCTACGGCCACGATCCCGACGCCTGGCAAGGCATGGCCGAAGCGTTTGGCCGGTCCTTTGCGCCTACCGGCAGTGAGAGTGGCTTCGCGCCGTCTGTGCTCGGGCCGATGCTGGAGGCGATCAACAACCACAGCATGGTCACCGGCCGGCCGCTGGTGTCCGATGCCGACCAGCGGTTGCTGCCATCCAGCCGATACAAGCCTTACACCACACAGACGGCGAAGACGATCGCGAGCTTCGTCAACAACACGCTGCTGGCCAAGACCGGCACGCTGGCGCCCGAGGACGTTGACACACTGATCAGCGGCTACACCGGCAAGATGGGCATGGGCATGTTGCAGACGGTGGAACGGTTGCTCGGTGCGCCTCCCGCGCCGGGCGAAAACAGCTTTTGGAAGTCATCATTTTTCACTGCGACGCAGGCCCGGTATCCGACCGCCAGTAGCCAGCCGACCGAGGACTTCTACGGGCAGATGGACACATACAACCAGGTCCACAACACGCTTATCCAGAAGATGAAGGAAGGTGATCTCGCCGGTTTCAAGAGCATCCTGACGCAATATCCGTGGATGGCCACGATGCACCGTTGGTCCCTCTCGAATGAGGACCGCATGCAGATGGGCGCAGTTACGCCGGCCTACACCCAGGCGCTTGACGACGCCGTTGACAAGGAAGGTCCGGCCGAGCGCCAGGCCGCGCTTGGCGTGCTGAAGGCGAGCAAGCTGCTGCAAGTCCAATCCACATACGCCAGGATGGTGGAGCGGAATGCCAACGGTGCGCTGAAGCCGGTGGAGCAATCCCAAATACTGGACCAGGCCTATATGGGGATGCAGGCGATTTCTGAACGCGGCCTGGCTTACTTCCACCAGGCTGGCCAGCGATGAGCGTCCTGAAGCGCGCTATCCGTGGCATCCGGGACAGCATCCCGAGCGGCTACATGCTTGGCCGCGTCTCGGCTGGCAACGGCCCGGCGGAACTGATCCACGTCAGCACCCTAGGCCAGGTCATCACCGCGGCCGGGACTGGCGGGGGCGGCAGCAGTGCGCCGGCCGAGTGGAATGCCGGCAGCGTTACGGTGCTGGCCGGGGGCCTGTCCGTAAGTGGCGGCACACTGGACGTGACCGTGGCGCAGGAGTGGAGTGCCGGCACGGTCACAGCATTGCAAGGGCTTGCGATCGGCGGCGCGTTCGGGGCGGAAACCACATTGACCGCGGACTGGAACGTTGGCCTTGTTGACGAAATTGGGGTCGGCCTAACTATTGGCACCAGCCATAAAGCAGGAACACTGTTTACCGATTGGGGCGCGGGCAGTGTGCTGGCGGTTGGCACCGGCCTGACCATCGTCAGTGAAACACTGTCCGCAACCGGCGGCACATCCGAGTGGAATGCCGGCACCGTCGCTGCGCTGGGTGGCAGTCTTTCTATAAACGGCAGTGGCACGCTGGCGGATGCCTTGGAGTGGAACGCCGGCACCGTCACCGCGCTGGGCACCGGGTTGTCAATCACCAGCGGCACGCTGAACGTATCCAGCACCGGTGAGTGGACCGCCGGCACCGTCTCGGCCATTGGCACTGGCCTGACCCTGACGACGGGGACCTTGACCGCCAGCAGCGGCGGCAGCGCCTTCCCGATCACGGCGGCCGGCACCACGCAAAGCGTGGGCGAAATGACTGTCACCGGCACCAATGCCGGCATGGCCGTGATCCCGAATGGCACGGGCGCCTTCATGTTGGCGGTCCCTACCGGCTCCTCCGCGGGGGGCAACGCGCGCGGCGCCTATGCGGTGGACCTGCAACTTCAGCGTGGCAGTGCGGCACAAGTGGCAAGTGGGGCCAACAGCTTTGTGGTTGGCTATGAGAATGTCGCAAGCGGCCAGTATGCCGTCGCGGCCGGGAACAACAGCAACGCGACCAACACCAACTCAGTGGCGATCGGCAGTGGGAACATAGCATCCGGCAACGCCGCCCTGGCTCTTGGTTCGTCAACCACGGCGTCGGCAGCAAGCGCTTCCGCTATTGGCTTCGGCACTACCGCGTCCGGGTCTTACAGCACCGTCATGGGCTACAATGGCACGGCGGCCGGCGAATACAGCACAGTGGTGGGTGCCATCGGCAACGACCGGACCAACACTGCTGCCTTTGTCCACGGCGGCGGCGGCTCGGATGGCATTCAGAGCGAAGACCATTTGCTGTATTTTACGACCACTGGCGCCACGGCTGTGCGGCTTACCGCGCTCGGCTCTGGCACCGCGACGGCGACCAACACCGTTGGGGTAGCCTTCGGCGCGTCCCTGTTCTGGATTGACTTCATCGCCTACGATCGCACCAGCGGTCAGGTGATGACCTACACGTGCGGACCTGGCGTCATCTTCCAGGCGGCCGGGGGCGTTTCCACGACCACGTTCGGGACCGCGGGCGCGCCGGCCTTTACCGCCGGCCCGTTCACATCGGCGACGGCAGTCCTGGCCGCAGCCCCGACCGTGGCGGCGGACACCACCTTGGGCAGTTTCAACATCAGCGTGACGCCGCCCGTCGCCAACACGGCGACGTGGCACTTCGCTGCCCGCGTGAGGCTCCTCTCCATAACTTGACGCCCGTATGCCAGCCTGATAGTCTGGAGGCAGCCAGGAGCTTGCCTTATGGACGGTAGCGGCCGGATACTCAGTCTCCCAGGATGGGTGATATCCAACCTCATGTGCGGGGGCTGCATCGTGTCGTCTGTCCTGGGCGTCCTCCCTGCCATCATGTCAACCGTATCGGCCACGCTTGGCGCCATCTGGTGCGCCATCATGATCGCCGAGAGCGCGCCCGTGAAGCGCTATCGTGACCGGAGAAACAAACATGGATAGCCGTCCGGCCCCCATACCGCCGCCGACCGAACTGGAACCCGTTGAGTTCGCTGGCCGCACGGCGCTGCCTTGGGACACTCTGGCCAAGTGGGCGGCGGTAGCTTGTCTTGCGGCCAGCGTGCTGGTGCTGGACATCATGAAGCTGCCAGCGGACCACTATATCAACCTGATCGTGATCCCCGGCCTGTCCTACCTCGGGCTGCACACCGCAGCCAAGACCCTGAACTGAAGGACCCCACCATGAAGAAAGCCCTGCTAATCCTCGGCGTGCTGACTGCTGTCTCAATGCTGGACGGCTGCACCTCGGCGCAGATCGCAGCCACAACCTCCGCTGTCACGTTGTCCACGCCATGCGCCCTGGCGCTGGTGGCAGCCGGTCAGGTTGCCGCAGCCGGCTCCACCTCCAGCGCAGTCAACACCGCTGTGACCGTCGCCAACGGCGCCGCGGCCCTGGCCGCGGTCGCGGGCAGCGCGGCCTGCACCGCGGCGGACACTGCCGTCCTGGCAGCGGTCAAGAGTTGACCCGCGCGGCTGCCTTGCTCGCACTGGTGCTGCTGTCCGGCTGCACAGCACCAGTGTGGGTGGCCGGCGCCGCTGCGATAGGCGGCGCCTTGGCCGATGACCTGGGAGCGGTGGACGCAGCGGCATCCGCCGTCCGTGATCTGTTGCCGGCGAAGCCTGGTGTGTGCGCTCTGCCGGCAACGCCGTGATTGACCCGCGGCAACTGCGGGACCTGGTTATCCTCCCGGTGCTGCAAGCCCTTGCCGACACCGAGCTTCACGCTGCGACTGAACTCATGCTCGGCACGGCCATGCAGGAGACGCACTGCGGCGACTATTTGGCCCAGGTGGGGGGTGGCCCCGCTCTTGGCCTGTGGCAGATGGAGCCTGCGACCGAAGCCGACCTGTGGACCAACTACCTGAAGTTCCGGCCGGCGCTGGGCGGCACGGTGCGCTCATTTGTAATGCTCGGGATGCCCCGCGTTAACCAGTTGGTAGGGAATGCCTACTACGCCTGTGCGATGGCGCGGGTGCTCTACATGCGCGCGCCTGGCGCACTGCCACCAGCGGGCAACCCTGCCGCGCAGGCGGCCTACTACGTGCACCACTACAACGCAGGCGGCAAGGCAACCGTGGAGGAATACGTGGACAACTGGCACGCCCTACAGGCCAAGCTAACATGATCCGCTGGTGCAGAGAGATATGGCGCTCGGCCAGGTGCGGCTTCTACCAGCGCGCCTACGAATTGTCGGTGGAGCGGGGCAACTGGATACAGGCGCACCAATACCGGCGGAAGCTGGAACGTGCCGGCGGATGGGAAGACTTGCCTACCCGCCAAGGCGCCACACAGCCGGAACGTTTTTCAAATATCCCGACCGGAAAGTGACCAGTCCCGGCAGTCTTTGTCCTGAAAAGCTCAATTAAAACAACGCCGTCTTACATCTGCCTGTAGTGTGGCATGCAGTCTAGGACTGCACTTTTTCAGCGTTTGTAATTTTTGTCACATTTGACAACTTTTCCACCGCCGAACGGGCCAAACGAGCCTGGTCCGCCCCAAGAGTATATTCCTGCACCATGCGCAGTGATTGGTGTCCCGTAATGGATGCAATCTCATGCGGCGTGGAGCCGGCATTGGCAAGATTGACGGCGGCCAGACGGCGCAGCCCATGGACGTTCAGGCCGCGTGGCAGGCCGATGCGCCACAGCGAATGCGACAGGTCACGGGACAGGTGATCCGCGGTCCAAGGGCGGCCACGGGAGTTGCGCAGGATGGGGCCACCTGAGCCTGGCTCGCGCCACAGATCGAGTTCCGCCTGCAAGCTCAGGTGACACGGTATCACCAACGACGCCCCGGTCTTCTCCTGCACTACCGCGATAGCGCAGCCGTCGTAGGCGGACCACGGCATCGCGCATAGATCGCCCCGTCGCTGGCCTGTGAAGAGCGCCAGGATCACCACACGGCGCAGGTGTTCCGGGAGTGCCTCCAAGGCGCGCTCGGCCTCGGCGGGCGTCCAGGTGCGGTGATGCGACCCCGCCAGCAGCTTTATCCGGTGCGCGGGGTTATTCTCCAAACGGTCTCGGCCAACCGCCCAGCCGAACGCGGCCGAGACGGACCGGATGAAAGTATTGGCCGCGCCGTGACCCCGCGCCTCAGCGATGGCGTCGCGGACGGTCAATAGATCGCGGCGTCGGATGGCGCGGAACTGGAGGTGCCCGATTTCCTCCATTGGACGCAGCCCGATGGTGTAGGTGGCCCGGCTGCGCGGGGCCAGCGCCGCCCACTCCGGGCTATGCTGGTAGTCCCGTATCAGGGCACGGACACTGTTAGCCCGGACGTGAGACGGTCGCGGCTTGTAGGCGGCGTAGGTGTAGGTCTTAACCGTGCCGTCAGCCAGCGTGTGCTTGACGACGCGGACCTTTCGCTTTGATCGCTTGGGCAAGGGCGGCCACCGCTATGCTGGGGTCCGCAGAGCTTGCGTCGCCCCCCATCACGGCGTCAAGCTCATCCTGCGCCCACCGCGGCGTCTTTGGCCCAAGCGCGTAGCTCGGCGCCGGCAACAGCCCATCCCGGACGCGGCGCACGAATGCCACCTTGCTGATGCACAGGTGCTCCGCCGCCGCGCCCGCGGTGAACCATGCGGTCATGGGAGTGCACCAGCCAGAAGCACTAATCCGACAAACCCAAACTCGCCAGCTACTAAAATCGCAGCCAGCGGCCACGAGATAGCCGCAGCCGCCACATTGGCCACGAACAGGGCGCCAACAATAAGGACGATACCAATCCACCCCGTTACTTGTTGCATGCTGGTCACACCAGGTCTTCCCGGATGCGCTTCTCGATGGCGATTTGGGCCTGCGCCAGCGCCCGCCACGCCACCTTTGTGTCGTGAAGCTCCCCGTCCTTATCAAGCGTGCCACGATCCTTCATGTGGCGCAGAATGCAGTCGGCGTGATCCGGTGACTTCTCCCGGTCCCAGTGCATTGGCTCGCCGGGGTGATGCTGCTGGGTGGCCACGAAGCTAAGGTGCGCTACCGCGGCCAAGGCGTCTGGGAAATAGTCGAAACACCCGGTTGCAAGCGGGATGCTCTTGCGGGCTGCGCTGTCGTCAGTGAGGCGCGCAGCAGGCAGACAGGGGCTGTCCTTGCGAATGTCCGGCAGCAGAGGCACCACGCCCGGTTCCATGAACACCACGGGCTTGCCGTCGCCATCGAACACCTTGATTTCTTCTTGGATACCGTAGGAGATTTCCCAGGATGGCAACTTGCACACGATGATGCCGAACGCCCCGGCCATGAAAGGCGCGTCCGCTGGCAGCCAGACGGAGTGATCGGTTAGGCTGATGTTGCCGTGCACCGCTGGCCCGTGCGTATGGGCGATCGGGCAGAAGACCGGGATGCCGGCACGGATCAGCAAGGCTTGCTGTTCACACGCTGCCCGGTAGGCAGCCTTTTGGCCGCTGGGAAACTTGCTGTATGGGGTTGCCAGATACCAGTAGGTCACGCTGCCCTCCGTTGCTCGAATGAAACCCAATCGGCCGAGCCACTGCTCTTGCGTGGCTCGTCCAGGTAGATCTGCCATTGGTTGGTGACGCCGTGGAGCGGGTGAACGAACCACAGGGCTTGCGAGGGGCGGCTGTAGGGCACGCGCAGCGCCAGCCTGGCGTATTCGTCGTATCCCTTCAGCGCGCCGTTGACAATGACATGGACCGCCTCGCCGCGCGGGATGTAAGTGTGCCAATGGCCGATCACCAACGTATCGAAGTCGCGGCCAATCTGTGCCTCACTGCGGCCAACCTTCATCGTGCCACGGGCGATTGGCCCAAGTGCGCCAATGATGCCGTCGCCGCCCTTGACGCCCAGCGTGTCACCGTGGGTCAGAAGGAAGCGGTGACCATAGACGCTGAAGTAAGCATCCGTTTCGTCGGGGATCTGGAACTGGATACGCGGGTCGTCTTTGAGGAACCGCTCCAGCATTTGGTAGACCAGCCACTCATGGCTGGTGTGGACACGGTTTTTCATGCGTGGCTTGAGCGTGTCGCGCCCGTGGTTGCCGGGGACGCACGAGACGAACACCCGGCCGAACGCATCACCCATCTGCCGCAGTCCGGCCAGTAGGGCGTCGGTCACCCCTACGATGGACTGTTGCACCGTGGCATCGTTGGTGGCCTCCAACTCGGGGTGGATATCGCCCGTAATCATGTCGCCGCCGAGGCACACCACGACGCCTGGGTATACCGGGTTCACCGTGTAGGTCTTCAGCAGCTTCACCGTTTCGGTGACCAGGAGCTTGGCACGTTCCGCGGCGATGATGCTGTTGAATTCATTGACGCCGCCAACCTGGTTGCGGAAGACCTTCTCACCCCAATGCCAGTCCGACCATATCGTCATCGGCACGCCGGGCGCGCCGGCCACATGCTCGGATTGCAGCCAGGTCGGCGGGTCCGGCGTGTGCGCGGCGAGGCCGAAGATTTGCTCGCGAATACGCTCGGCGGTGTCAGCCTCACGCGCCAGTGCCCGCACCTCGGCCTTCAACCTGACAATCTCTTGCTGCGCGCGGACAGCCTTCGGGTCCGGGCCGGCCGGCTCCGCTGCCGCTGGTGGCGCCGCATCCTCGCCCGGCGGTGTCCAGCCGCGTGCGATCAGGCCACCACGCTCCAATTCCTGGGAGGTGACGGAGAGGATATCAACGTCGGGGTTGGCCGCCCGAAACGCTTTGATGATTGGGATGCCGATAGTGGCGCGGAGGTTGGTCCTGGCATGTGCCCGGACCCCGCTGGGGGTTCCGACCCATTCGGCTATCATACCCTTCTTCGGGTGTGTCCCGTTGCCGCCATCCGCTCTCGATATCACCACCACCCCAGGCCACAACGCCTTGGCGATCTGGTTGGGGTTCATGCCTCGATCGTGGAGCACCTTAGCGGCCTTCTTGAAGTCCTGCGTCTCCAGGTTCTGCCCATGATCGCGGTTCATCAGGATGCCGTAGGACAACGCATCCGTCAGGCTGCCCTCAAACACCTCACAAGGCGCTTCCGTGAGGCCGGCTTTCTTGGCCGCCGAGTAGCGGTGGAAGCCGTCCACCAGAACCCATTTGTCCTCATGGCGGTAGATCGTCAGTGGATGGGTAGCGCTGAAGCCCTCGCCGTCCGGGGCCATGCGTTCCGCCAACTCGGCTACCTTCACGGCGTTGGTGTGAACCCGCAGTTGGAAGGGTTCTTCGACGGCGTGGATAACCTTCAGCAAAAGCGTCTGTTTTTCAAGTGCCATGTGGTCGTTTCCTAATTCGAGAAGGCTTCGGCGTAGGTCATGTGGTTCCCCGCAACATGCCCAGCAGGGACGCAAGCGGCAGGATGGCAACCCAATCCTGGCGGTTGCGGCGATGGGCCACGACGGGCACCTTGCCGCCGGCATCACGCACGGCCTGGGCCAGCCAGGTGTAGAGGTTGCCGGCCTCGACGCGCTTGCATTCCAGGTGGACGCCGGGCAGCGCCGGACACACCACGTCGGGGCTGTCGCTGCCGCCCTTGAACTGCACCCCGCGGCGGGCATCAAAGCCACGCTCGCGCAGGTAGGCGGCCAGTTCAAGCTCTCCGGCCTTGCCCTTTGCCCGGGAGTTAATTTTCATCGTAGAGCGCCACCCACACCAGCAGCGCCAGGAACGCGGCTACTATGAGCCAGCCAAGCAGTTCGTCTATCATTTTCTGTAACGATCCCCTTCCCAGCATTCCGCCGCGACTGGTATCTGCATCTCCACAGCCCAGCGTGGCCGATCTGTCATGATCTGTTCCAACACGGTAACCGCGTCGGTCTTCGTCTTCAGCGGTTCGGCCACTATTTCGTCGTGCGACGTGAGCACGACCGGCAGCCCTTCCTTCTCGCATTTGAACATAGCAGCCACGAGAAGGTCCCGCGCAAGCGCCTGCACCACATTTTCCGTCATCAGGCCGCCGTAGGCATCGATACGCTTCCATTGGCCGGCCTTCTTGGCGTGATAGCACCACGATGCCCGCACGTCCGGCTGTTCCGTGGTGGACCATGGCATCTCCTTGCGGCACAGGGCCGGATGGCAATACCATAACTTGCGGCCACTGGGCAATCGTGCAGTGAGCCATTCGCCTTCCATGCGATACTCGACCCCATACGCCTCATGTGGACGCTGCGTCCAGACTGTCTCGCGCGCGGCGCTCTCCAGGGCCGCCCATAGCTTCGGCACTTCAGGCGCCCAAGATTGCCGGTAGGCAGTCACAGCATCCTTGGCGAAGCTGTCAGGCTGGTCCGGGCAGTATCTACGCTGGAAGGTGGCCCAACCCATTTGGAAGCCGCAGCCCAGTACCGAGTTCTTGCCGGCCTGGCGCTCGGCCGCGTGCGTCTTCTTGTTGAAGCTGCCGGCGGGCGCGCTGTAGATCATCTCGGCCATGGACAGGTAAACGTCGGCGCCGCTCGCCATCAAGGCGCATTTGTCGTGTTGGCCGGCTAGAGCAAGGACAACGCGAGCCTCAATGCCAGCAAAATCACCAACCACGAGCTTACGCTCAGGGCCAGCAACAAGAGCATGGCGCAAGGCGCCTGCCACAGTTTCGATCGCGGGTCCCAGTATGGTTTCGACATAGCGCCAATCTCCTGTCATGATTGCCGCAACCACAAGTTGCGGGTCGGGGGCGGCCTTGTCAATCTTTATCGTGCCACGCGGGAAATTTTGTGGCTGCAACAACCGCCCAGCCCACCGGCCGGTTCCGGCGCCGTGGTATTGCAGCAGGCCACGCGCCCGGCCATCAGCACAGGTGCAAGTCTGCATACGCGCGAGCTTCTTTATAGACGCGCTGCCGATCAGTTGCCGGATGGACAGGGCTTCGTGGACCTTGGGCGGCAGATCGGGCGGTGCGCCCAGGAACACGTCGGCGTCTTCGTCCGCCTCGGGGTCCCCCAGAAGCCTGGCCAGGGTGTCCTTCGTCATGTTCGGCGGCCGGAAGCCTTCAGCCTCGCACCACTCAATTACCTTGTCGCGCTGCGTCGGGTTAAGCCCGCATGTCAGTTCGCGGAACCGGGCCAGCAGTGGCACGCTGGCATCGTCCACGATCTTCTGCGCCTGGCGCACGAAGTCCAGGTCAATCCGCACGCCGCGCTCATTGATCCGCTGGTCCAGCAGCCACACGTCACGCTCGCCGGGCGGCAGGAAGCCGATGCGGTCCAGCAGTTCCGCCTCGGCCTGCACGTCCGCCTCGCAATAGCGGTAGACCGTGGTCAAGGTTCTGGCTGTCAGGGATGGGTAGGCGCCCTTCCGGTTCGGCTTGGACAGCCCAATCGTCATGGCGCTGGCGGTCTTGTCCTTCTGATGCCCCATGTTAAGGACACGCGCCGCGTCGTCCAGCCCTTGCGGGATGGCGCGCATGGCGCACGTCGCTTGCGTGTCGTGCCAGCGGTTGTTGGGGATAGGCGGGAAGCCGTAGACCGGCTGCATGATGTTGCGCCAGATGGCCTTCTCGAAGGCCGCATTGTGGGCGACGAACACCGTATCCAGATCGCCAGCCTGCGAGGCCAGCAGGGTGGTGTCTTCACCAGGCGCCCAGGTCTCGGTCTTGTCGCACCAACGGCGCCGGAAGCTGGCGCACAGCACGGCGGTGGTCGGGTCTTCTGCGTAGCGCCACGCGCCGGCCGTCTTCAGATCGCACGCCGAGACGGTTTCAAAATCAATGATGACAACGCGGGTCACTTGCGCTTCACTCCAAACCGCTCCCGGTCAAATTCGGTGATGCCGCGCCTTTCCGCTTCGGCAATCTGCGCCCCATACCACTGCAAATCAGCCCGGCTTCGGTCAGCCAATTTCTGCTGTTCGCGCAGCCTGGCTTCGGACCGCGCCAAGTTGGCTTTCCGGTTCTCCAAGATGTCGCGGTGCCAGGCCAGAGGGAACTTCACCGCTGCCGGACCTTGCCATCTTCAAACGGGGCCAGGAGCGCCTTGTCGCGGACTTCCTCCATGCACTTGGCGCCGTAGCGGCATGTCGGCGACATGAGCACGACCGTGACTTGCTTGCTGTCCAGGTTCACCGTCACTTCCCGCCGCTTGTGGCAGTAGGGGCACGTCTCCGCACGATTGCGCATCAGCATGGCATGTCGCCCTCTACATCACCAACAGGTTCAGTTTCGAGAGTGCTAGGAGTGCGTTGGGCGGCTCACCGTATGCTAGGCGCCTGATATGTGGGTCTCGGTGACCGGGAGAAAGAGGCAGTAGGGGCACGTCTCCGCACGATTGCGCATCAGCATATCAATCCACCACGATTTTAATTTCGGGACACAGCGTGGTGCCAATCGTCCGGAGAACAAAGGCTATGTTGCCATCAACCCGCCGTTCGAGAGCAAGGCAGCATAGGAGGCCCCTAACAGCGGATATGACTTGGCCTACATCCGGGTTCTGCACTGCATCGTTCAACCATGCGTATTGCGCAGGCGTCACGTGAGCGATAATCATGGCAAACTCCTGGGAGAAAGAGGCGGCCGAGCTTCCTAAGGATACCGCCCGGCCGCTGCCGTTCCAGGGCTCAGTCGCTAGAACGGTATCTCATCGTCAAGGCTGCCGGCTGTCGGGTCTTCCGCCGTGGCGTGGCCGATGTATCCCTTGAACGCCTCGGCCGCCGACCGGCCACCGCCGACGCGCTCGCCCTTGCCGGTGCTGAACACCTTGTTCAGATAGGCAGTGACGTATTTCTTGCCGCTGACTTCGACGGCGACGAAATTGAACGTCGCCAAGACCGACGCGCCAGAGAAGAACTTGGCCTGTGCCACACTGCCGGCGGTGGTGGAGGGAATTTCCTTGATCTTGCCGCCCTCGACCCAGGACAGCATCGGCTCATACTTCGACCGTGCTTTGAGCAACGCCTTGCCCTTGCACAGCGCGCCGTCCTTGCCGCCTGCGTCACGCTTGGCCGCATATTCGTCGCCAGAGGAAACCGGCCAGCCGACTTCCTTCAGGGAGATGCCGGGCCACTTGCCGCGCGCTACGCCGACCGCCAACGCCTTGGCCGCCTTCAGGTCTACGTGCTCAGGCGTGAACAGGAATGTGGCGCCGAATTTCGGCTCGCCCTTCTGCTTGCCGGCCTCCATGTAGGGCTTGGCTTCCAGCAGCGCCGGCCACACCATCGTTGTGGGCACCGTCATGTCGAAGATGCCCGTTGTTTGATCGCTCATTGATCGCTCCTTGTTAGACCCTGTTGGTAAAATAGCCAGTTGGTAGCCCCATGTCTGTTACATGACACCTACTCCTCACACGATGACCGCTATGCAGCCATTCCGCATCGGTGCGCCGTGTTCTTCCATGCACGCCACACCCAAGGAGCAGACCTTGCGTATGCTATCGAGAGCGGCAGTTTCCGGCGATGCATGCGAGGCAATCCCGGCAGCTTCGTCAATGTATGCGCGCATGTAAGTGATCCACGCCGCTATTTCGTGGTTCTTTCCGCCAGTTCGCGCGTCAACCCAACGCCGCTCATGGTAGTCACGTTCGCTGTCGATTGCTGCATACACAACCTTCCGAGACACACTCACTTTCTGCCCCTTCCACCATCGATAACGTCAGCCCCATGTCTGTTACATGACACGCCCCATGTTTTCGTGGCAGTTCCGAAGAACCTTATGCACGATGGCCGTAACACAGTTATATTACGCGTTGTCCCTCCCGAATGTCAATGCCTGCCTGCACCCTTCGATCGTCGCCAGTCCATTTCTTGAGTTCGTCGAAGAGTTCAATGCGTTCGCCGTCCGTCAACTTGCAGTGGTCGGCCAGGCGGCGAAATTCATCCCGCACGGCTATGTCGGTGCCTACTGTCCGCGCTTGCAGCACATTGCCATTTGGCAGCCGCAGGTTGGCCCGCACCTTGCCAATCAGGTCTATGTGCGCCTGGTAGGCGTATGCCGCCCCGGTGGCGCAGTTGCGGCCGAGCACGGCGCGCACCAGTGGTCCCATGGGGTCGTGCGTGAAGGATGCCAGTAAGACCCGGTAACGCCAGGTGTGCTCGGGATCAAACACCGCCGTGCTGCTATGATACGGCACTAGAATTGCTCCTCGGCGAGCTGCGGGAGTTCCGGCAATTGTTCCCAATGCCCCGAAAACTCCTCACAGCACCACACAGAGCCGTCGTCACAGACCCCAAACACCTTCCACATCACAGTTGGTGTCCCATAGGCAACATCAGGTGGGTGGGAAGTTTCAGTGGCAACAATTTGAATGAGTTTACGCATGGGTTGCCTCCAGTTTTGCCACCGCAGCACCAAACGCTTCAGCAGCGGTGCGGATGGTGATCGCCGGCCTCTTGTCACTATCGGGTGCCAGCGTTGTGCCCGTGAGGGGCACGTAGGCCCAGCTTGCCACAATGCCCTTGGCCAGGGGCGATAGCTTCTCCACCCTGGCTGGCGACAGCAACGACGGCTTGCTGTAGGCATCGTCGCCAAGCTGGGTTTTCGCTACCATCTCGGCACCGTCCTTCCACACCCGGTCGGCCTTCTTCGCCACGATCTTGGCGCCGGGGATACGCTCGCCGCGGTTCAAGGCGGCTTCAATTTCTTCTTCCAGCGCGCGGATGTAGAAGCGCACGCCCTGCACCTGTTGATACTGGCGGCCAAGGGCCTCGGCGCCCATGTTCACCAGCTCCTTTGGATCTGCTTTGGCCGCGGCGCCGAACACCCCCGTGAGCACGGGGCAGATCAGCTTCGCCGGGCAGAACCGGCACCACTCGCCTGGGTCCAGGTCTCCGGACATTTCCGCGTCGCGCATGGCCGGCAGCAGTTCGGTGTCCGCCCACAGGCAAAGGCTCTCGGCGCTTTCCTCCCAAGTGCGCACGATGCCATCGTGGTGGAAACCACGCGGCTGCACGATGGTGTAGCGCACACGGCGCACACCAGGAAACCTATCTACCAACAAGCGCCCGTAGTAGCGAACCTGGGGGTTTTCGATCACGTCCACCGAGACGCCAACGCCGTGCTTGTAGTCGGTCAGGTCTAGTAGTTGTTCTTCCTCCACATAGCACCACACGTCAGCCGTGCCAAAGGCAAGCGCGTGCAGGTCGGGGCGATGCAGCTTTTCTTCGACGCCACTCTGTGTCGCCCGCGCCATGATTGGCCGCACCACGTCAAGCATGACCTGGACCGCATCCGCCATCTCGGCGGTGCAGACCACGCCATTTAGGGCGGCGGCTCCGACCCATTCCCAAGCGTCCATCACGTGGAGCAAGCACTGCGCCACCACCTCGTGAGCGGCGGTGCCCTCGGCGCGGTAGTCGGGTTCGTCCGTCTCGTGCAATGTGAGGCGCTTGATCAGCGCCACGCTGCCAGGACAGTGCATCCAACGTTCCGCCGAGGATGCGCCTAGCGGAGAGTGGGCTGGCAGCACGGTATCAACCGCGTGCCCTGTGGTGCCGGTGCAGTCCGGCAGGTGGATTACATCAGACACGATCACAATCCTCCCGCATACCAAATGCTGTCTGTTCACGCACGCGGGCAACATGACGGTCCGCCGCAGCATTCAGCGCCGCCTTGGCCCATTCGGACAAGCGCGGGTCCGCAGTCAGACCCACGCGCCTGGCCTGCGCACAGGCCCTCTCTAAATCCGCCAAGTATGTAACGGATGCCGTTCCTGGGCGACGTTCCATAGGTCACCCCGCCTTCGCAATCTGCTTGAGTTCCAGGAGGAACGCCGCGCGCTTCATCTGGGGGATTTCCGCGGCGAAGTGCTTGCTGCCATCCTGCGCGGTGTAGAGGCCGATCAGCTTGCGGATGGCCGGCGGGTTCTGACACTCGGCGTTCTGCCGCGTGATCGCCGTAAGCAGGGCTTGGTCGGTGATTTCCGCCACCTCTGACACCATGGGGTCATCCTCCTCCATGATAGCCGCAGGATCAGCGTTGCCGGATACCTTGGCGAGTTCGGCCGGTGTCGGCGTGGGTTCATCACCCATAGCTGCCGGGTCCGCGGCCTTGGCCGGCTCAGGATAAGCCGGCGGTGTGGGCGGCTTGACCAGCGTTGGGCGGCCCCGGCGCGGCTTGGAAGGCTCCCCCTCCTCGGCAACTGGCTCTGGTGGCGGCAGTGGCACCGCCTGGGGCAATTCCACCGCCGGCAGGCCAAGCACTCGGTTGACCTGGGCGTGCGCCAGATCACCCGCACGGGATACGATAACCACGTCGTTGGCGCCCGCCTCGACGGAGAACGCAATCTCTGCTGCGGCTACCTTGTGCTCAAAGTCCCCAGTTTTGACCCTCCGTTCATAGTTAACCTTGCCGCCTGTCACATATGCTGCCATCTCACCACTCCTCATATGTTGCTACTAAGTTAACCGTGCATTGACACGCGCCGTCTTCGTGGAGTGCTGCCTCTGCGGTGTTCCGAAGAGCCTCACTTAGAGCCGCACTTAGCGTCTCGGCACCAAACGCTGCGACCGCCATAGCATTGCTATCCCGGTCCAGCCACGTAGCGACGAACTGCATCACCACACTGTCTCCAAACGCTTGTCAAGCACTGCATCAGTTACCGCCAGTTTGCGCAGGGCACTGGCGAGAACCCTCTCGGCTATACTTCCCGGCGCCACGAATATATCGCCTTGGACTGTCCCCAGCTGGCCGCCGCGGTCCAGTCTGTCGAAGCACTGTAGATTTTCCCCAGGTGTCCAGGATGGCTCGGCGATGAGGCCGTGACAACAGACTTCTTGAAGCCCGTCAGTTCCAGTTCCCATGGCCTGAATATTGCCGAGCGCAACACGGATGCCGGGGTCCGCGACGAATTGCCGCACAAGATGATCCTTAGCAGCTGCACTGGTGCTTCCGTCAATCCTGACTGATCCATAGCGACGCAGTCCCCTCTCCAAGGTGTTCAACACGTCAACGTGCCACGCGAAGACTACCAACTTTTCCTCGCCGCCATCAAGGAGCATCTTGACGTAATCAGCGATTTGCGGGGCCATGGCAACGCCCATTTGGTGCCGCACTTCGGCAACGTGGCCGAGGATGGCCATGTCGGCGCCGTCCAGGCTGTCCGGGTCGAAGTCCAGGAGCTTCTCGGCCTCCAGGACCTGCTTGACTGCGCCGGTTTCCTCCACCTGTATAAGATCAAAGACGGGCATGTGAAGCTGCGGCATCACCTCACGCTTCAGGTGGCGCACCATGAAGTTGGCGCGGAGCCGGTTCTGAAGCTCGGCGTGGCGCCCGGTGCGTTCATCACGGATGCGGTAGGGCGTGCCGTCCGCCCGCTCTTTCTCGATCATCACGCAAGGGTTGAACCGCTCAGTAAACGCCTCTTCAGAGAGCCAGTCGATCGCGTCATGGCAGAGATGGCGGGCGATATTATAGGCCTCGGCAGGACGATTGGGCAAAGGAGTGCCTGTAAGCGCCAGGCAGCGTGTGGCATTTCCGAGTATCGGCGGAAAAAGGCGTTTCTCACCGCCACCAAAGATCGCACGGCTTCTTCGGCTGTCGATCGTTTTGAGGTAGTGGGCTTCATCGAGTATCACCAGGTCATAGCGTTGACGGGCCAGTGCCGTGCCGATCGCGGCAGTGCGTGCGAGGTCGTAGCTGACAATATTCCACGTCGCGGGATAGTCGTCTACCGGCGCCACCCCGCGGCGACTGTTGGTGATCGAGTGGACGATGCAGCGCCGACCTTGCTCATAGGACTGCCGGGACCACTGCCGGATGCGACGTTCCCACTGGCGCCTGATATTCGCCGGACAAATAACCAGGACGTGTCTGGCCTGTATCTCATTTGCAACCGAGATTGCAATTGGTGTCTTACCCAATCCTGGTTGATCGCCCACCAGAGTATTCGTGCGCCGAAGGGCGTAAGCGACGGACGCCCGCTGGAAGGGCCATAGGCGCAGGGGCTTCCCATCATCACCCAGAACGGGGGGGCACCAATACGTAGTTTCGCTGTCGGGTGCCCATGACGTTTCGATCTCACGAAGCATGTCCTCCATGGTGGCGCGGGCGCGCGGTGTGGCGTGCGCCGAGAAGGCCGCAGCAGCATACGGCTCGCGCGTCAGCAGCACGGCTTCGTTGGCCGTGCTCGCCGACGTGGAGAAATCGAGGCCATGCTCCTGAATGAGCGAGCGGACAAGCCCCCGGTCCGCCCGATCGACGCGGAGGTAGTAGCATCCGAGAGCCGGGTTGTAGTCCAGGATCACAGCTTTTCCTCACACGCCGACGTTGACAGAAGCCGCCTTCTTGCCGAATAGGCCGGCCCGACGCGCGGCGGCGTGCCGTTCGTTGGGCAGATACACCTTCTCGGGACGCGTGGCACGGCGGAGACGGCGCGCTGCATTTATCTGATCCTGGCGCTCGCGCGTCGGGACCCGGCAAGGCGCTCATTCCGTGTCAGGCCCATCCATAGCCAGTTCACGTCCTGGGCGATCTTCACAAGCTCGGCTTCGACTTTAGGTGTCATCTTGACTTGGCACCTTTCTCCATGCCGTCGCGGATGCGGGCAGGAACATCACCCATATCCGCCTTGCGCGCTGCCAGCCAGGAAAAGACGTTCTGGCCGTTCCGCGACAGGATCACGTTCGCTGCGCTGCGGCCAAGGTGGAAGCCTATCCGCTTCATGCCGAGGCTGAACGCCCGCTTGTCGCCCGGTGTGGCCTTATGCAGCACATTCGGCTGGCCGATCAGGTGCAGCCAGTCGCCGACCGTGTGCGTCTCGCCAGCGTCCGCGTTCTGCACCGCATAGGTTTCGAGCTTCTGGAACAGATCGTCCGGCCACGGCCGGCGAAGCGCTTCCGGGTCGCTGGCCCATATCTCCTGGGTCTGCGCCGTCATGGTCTGGCGCGTGTCCGCCAGCATGTCCTGCAACTGTGCCACCAGTTCCTCGCGGACCGTCTGGCGCACGATGTCCTTCAGAGTGCTCATGATAGTTCCCTCTTGCTTTTAGTAGCCATCAAGTGGGGCATATGCCAGAGGTCTGACCCGGTTGCAAGGCGTTTTAACGGTTTTTAACGACTTTTGACGTTTATTTTACAGAGGTGCTTCTCCGGACTTGGCGCTTTGGCGGGTCCCTGTGACCGGCTTCGACCGCCCGCCTATGACACCAAGCCGCTTCCTCCTGGCGCACAACATGATCGCACCCGGCTCCCAAAGTCCCGTCCCGCCACTGGCGCTCGCATTGGAGCCAGTAGTCGGCCACGGTGACCCCACACCGCGTTGCCATCTCGGGAACGTAGACGACGCTCATGTGTTTTCCCTCTCGTAGAACCACCAAAGGGCCTTGTCGGCTTCCTCGCACCAGGCGCGAAGGCGCCCGCCACGACCCTCTTTCTCAAGGCGCCTGGGGCCGTCCTCGGCGCCCAGCCTCCCACCCAACAGTTGCCACAGGCGGGGCGTGTCCAGCGCCGTGGCGCGGCTGTGCGCCTTCTCGGCGGCAAGCACGCGGCCGATCTTCACTGGCGACAGGGGGTCATCTTCGGCCAAGGTTTCGGCATGCTCGGCGCTTGTGGTCGGGCTGAACACCAGGCTGCCCGCCACATGATGGCCCTGAAAGGTCCATTTCTGCCCGTCCGCGGCATTCTTGTGCTTCCGCACGCGCACCTCGACGGCAAGTTGGTCTATGCTCGGCCGGCGCGTCTCGATCAGGCTGTCGAAGTCGGCAAGCCACGCGCTGCTGCCACGGGCACCGCGCTCCGTGTCCTTGCCCTGATGGTGGACGGCTACGACCGTGCAGTGAAACCTCTCGCGCAGGTCGTCACACATTTTCCAGAACAGGCGGACGGTGCTGCTGTCGTTTTCGTTCAGCCCGGCGAGGGTTTTGCCGGCGGTGTCAATGGCGATAAGTCGAAGTGGGCGCCCGGCCAACCAGCCGTCAATTTCACTACACCATTCATCATAGTCACCTGGCATTCCCAGGAACGGGACCAAGCAGGCGCGGAAACTGTCAAGTTCAATATCGGCCCCTCCACGCCCATGCTGCCAAGCTTGGCGGCGAGCGCGGCCAATGTTACGTAAATCTTCGATCGCGCCGTATAGGACAAGGCCTCGGGATGGTTTGGCATTGAAGGTCTCCGTTCCAGTTGCGACACTCAGGAAGGCGTCCAGTAGTAAGAAGGATTTGAATGACTGGCTGGGGCCGACCCATAGCACAAGCGCATCCTCGGGCAACAGCCCCGGTATGATCCATGCCGGCTCGGGTTCGTTGTCGAAGTCCGCGGCGCTCATCATGCGGTAGCGCGACTGCTTCACGGCATTGACCTTCATCGCCTCACGGAAGGCAGCGGTGCGGCCAAACGCTTCCTCGGCAGTGCCCACATCCCAGGCACCGCTTTCGTTCTGGGCGTAGCTGACGGCGTTGTCCACGATGGAGGCAAGTTTGGCTCTATCCCATGGCGGCAGGCAGTGTTGGTTCCATTCGTCTAGCAGCAGCCGCAATGCTCTGTCGCGGCTAAGGCCAAGATTGAGCAATTCTGCACTGACCTGATACGTGCGATTATTTCCACCGCATCCGCTGATCGCAACGTCGCCTCGGCCAACCATAGCACGGACCAGCCCAAGGCCACGACTGACGGCGGCGGGGGTGTCGCGCTCGTCAGTTGCCGCCGCAGCATGCTGGCGCACGACTGCAAGGCGAGGGGCAATCCAGTCAGGCAAAGGGGCAAGGTCGCGGTCATGCAGGAGCCTGTATGGCTTGCCGTTGACAATCGACGGCGGCACGAGAACATAGCCACCTTGACCCCTGGTGTCCACATGGGCGCCGAGCTTGCCAACACTGGACGGCACGCGGCCAACGAAATACAGGTGCAGCCCGCCGCGTGGCGTCTCCACGGTGTAGGTCGGTGCGTGCTCGCCGTGCCCGGTCAAGAGAGCAATCCAGGCGGTTTCGCCGCCGGGGTCCAGGTCAATCACACACCAGCCGGCATCGTCCGGGCAGATAGCCACGTTGTAGTCCGCCTCAGCCCACCAGGCGTCGATCTGGGCAACGTCGGCGGTGGCGTCATGGAAGCCGGCCACAGTGCGTGGGTGCTTGCTGTCCTGGAGGCAGGGGAAAACTGGCACCCCAGAGAGTGCCAGCGCCCGCGCCTGTGCGTGGCGCGGTGTCATGGGCAGCCACACGCAGTGGCGAACGCCAATGCCTTGGCCGTGGCGTAGGCGACGATGGCATCATAGGCGGAGTATGGCCCATCGCCCGCGGCGTAGGTGGCATCAGCAGACACCATGGCCGCGACGTAGGCGGCATCGATCACCGCCCTGACCGCTAGGTAGGCATCTCTCGCCGACCCGCTTAGGAGGTTCCTGGCTGCCCAGTTCCAGTCGAAATCTGTAGCGTGCTTGACGCAAAGCTCGCGAGTGATAATCACCCCGTTCGGATACAGCTGGCAAAACTTGTCGCGCTGGGCGACGCAAGCCCCTTTGCTCACCAGCATACGATAGGTGACCATCATGGTAGTTTTCCCTTCCTTGTTCGCCGGTGCGTGCGAGGTCATGGGCAGCCACACGCAGTGGCGAATGCCGACGCCATGGCCGCGTTGTAGATAATTCTTATTGGCGCCTCGGCCGCTAGATAGGCGTCTTTTGCTGGCATCACAGCCGCGAGATAGGCATTCTTAGCCAACGTCTCAAACGCGGCCAAGGCCGCGGTGTAGGCGGCATAAGCTGGCCCCGCGACCGCATCGTAAGGGGCATAAGCCTCCACCACGGCAGCCTTGTAGGCAGCTTCAGCTGGTGCCAAGGCTTCGACGTAAGCGTCAAAAGCCGCATCGCTTAGGAGGTTCCGGGCTGCCCAATTCCAATGAAAATCCTGGGCGTGCTGGACACAAAGGTCTCGGGTGACAGTCACCCCGTTCGGGAACAGTTCACAGAATTTGTCGCGCTGGGCGACGCAGGCGCCAGTGCGCACCAGCAGGGAGTAAATGATTTTCATGGTAGCTTTCCCTTCCTTGTTCGTTGTGGTTCAGTCCATACGCGCCAGTGGGCGCGGCCGTCAACCGATCTCGGCCGGAGGAGGAGGAGGCAAATGCCAGCGCAAAGGGATCACCAGCCGGCCAAAGCGCAACACCTTCTCCCCCTGCGTCACGCAGTCCTGCATGGCGCCCTGGGCCAGGATACTGAGTGTGACGGCGAGCCGCTGACGCTCAGCTTGTGTGGCACTGCCGCCTGTGCGCGCTTCGCCCCACACGGCTTTCATGACCTCCGACGTTGACATGGCATGCCCCCGGACGGCCTCGCGTGCAACGCCTTCGCGTGCCGCTTGCTCCACCACCGGGAATAGGGTGGCAGGGCGTGTGCTGACGTCCAGGAGCGCCGGCCAATCACGGCCAACTGCCGACGCAGGGGATGGGGCGAACATCGCCTTAGCTTCGGCTGTCCACGCTCGCTCCCGAGCCTGAACCGCGTCCAGGGCAGCGTGGTAGGCTGCCATAGCCGGCAGCACGGCATGGAGCGTGGCGGCAGCTTGGTGGCGACGTTTAGCAACCGCAGCCTGGACCATGGCGGTAGCCTCGGCCAAGGAGCGCGGTATGTTAGAAGAACAAAGCCACTCTTTCTCACACATTTAATTTTTCCCTACTGTTTGGGTGATAAGTCGGCGATGCACCCTGGATTTTCTCTAGCCTATTGACCTCCAGGGGCAGCTGGGTAAACTAGAGATAATCTAAAGTGCATCGCCGACTTATCACCCATTTTCTGAAAAGTCAAGGGGTCTGTGTAGGGTTGCTACACCAGCCCTTTGGCCGAGGCTTAGCCTCCAAGGTAGAAGTAGACCCGCCCGTTGTCACCGGGATATAGGCTCCCGCTGATTGTGCCAGCCTCAGCCAGTTCGCGGGCCTTGGCCCAATCGACTGGAAGGAGGTCACCGCACAAGTGCTCCAGATAGCGCATCTCACTGCTGACTAATTGGATAAACAGGGCGTTGCACTGCGCGTCAGACCATGTGGCGATTTCCTCCTCTGACCATGCGCCAAACCCGCGCACGTAGCTACGCAAAGCCTCAATCTGTTCCTCAGTGGTAAGGATGGGGGCGTCGGTGCCTACACGCATGGCATTGGCCCAGGTTTCTGCCCCCGCGTTCTGCCCGCGCTCAGTTTTGCTGGCGAAGAAGTCATAGGCATCTGCGGCACAAAAGAACTCGGTTACGTCGATTTCCATGGCGTCACCTCACGAGTGGAACGCGCGGCAGCACGAGACAGAACAAAACACATACCCGCTGCGGCGGACTGGACGGGTGTTGTCATCACGCTCCGTCCAGTAGGCATAGAGGCTGGGCTTACCGCCTGCCCTGCCTGCGCCAATGCTGCCGCACCAGTCGCAGGTCCGCCCTGGCATGGTATGCGCCCGCTCGCGCATCAAGGCAGTTCGGGCGAACGGGTCGCGGCTAATCCGTATTGCCATGTCAGTTTCCCTTGTGCTTGGCCGCAGTGTAGTGATGGAGTGCCTCGGCGACGCGGGACTGTGCCATCAAATTGTCCTGGTTCAGGTAGTCGCCGCGTTGCATCGCGACGTGCGGGAGTGCCAGACGCAGCAGTGCCAGCACCCGCGGGTCAACGCTACGCAGGGAACGGCCGATCTCGAGCAGCGTAAGGGCCAGAGAGGCGTTGCTGATTTTCGTGGTCATGTCAATCTCCCTCGTGCTTAGCTGCAGTGTGCGCGGTCCATAGATCGATGACAATGCACGCTTCCATGCGTTCGGTCGGGTCATCCGACTGAGTGGACAGACGTGCGCCAATCAACCAATCCGGTTCGGTTGAGCGGCTTGCTGGTTTGCTGGGGATGATTTTGATCACTTTAGGATATCCGCGCATTCCAGCAAGGTCACCAGTTTGCGCGCCCATTGCGCCGCGTCGCTGTCCTTGCCGCATTGCTTGTAGGCAATTGCTTTAGCGAGTGCCTGAGCGACTGCTGAACGGTCGATTGCCATTCGTGTTCCCTTTCGTTTGCGTGGTTCCGACATATCCCCACTGGCTGACCGTGTCAAAATGTTTTTACTGCTGTCCTATCACGATAACGTGAGATATATCGGAATGGTCATCCCTCCACACGATCGTTCCATGATGGCGCGACGACCGTCCCGATCTTCCGCATGCTGGCCATCGCGCCATCATCGTCGTGATCCGGCCTCGCGACAGGTGATCA